CGGGGCCACGTAGCTGTGGAAGATGTCCGCGCCGAGCGGGAACGCCTTGCCCTCGGCAGCCATCTGGAAGGTGCCGTCGTTGGCCTGGCCGCTGCTGGCGCCGACCTTGCCGTAGTACTCCATGAACGTGACCGGGCCGATGGTCAGGGCCATGCGCCCGGCATCGCCCGGGGCCCGGCCCACGGCGGCCATGTTCCACTGCTGAACCTGCTGGAGGTACAGGTTCTTAATCATCGCGTGGGCGATGAGCTTGCGGAAGAAGGTCCGACCGCAGAGGGCCACTATGCCCGTATACGGCGTGCCGCCCAGGACCAACTCGATGGCGTCGACGATCTGAGGCACGACGCTGCCGGCGATGTCAGTCGTGGCCGTGCCGGTCAGGAAGTCCACCACGATCTCGTCGGTTGCCTTGTTCGTCAGGCCGAACGCCGTGTAGATGTCCAGGTCCGAATCGACGGAGTTGTCGGGATAGAGCAGCTTGCCCTGGATGGCGCCGTGGCGCATGTACTCGATGGTGGTGTCCACCGAGCGCCGCATCAGGGCGAGCTTCCGTCCGACGATCTCCCCGGCCGGGGCGACGCCGTTTCCGCCGAACTGGCGCACGTTGAGCACGTCATCGGCCATGATCGTGTCGTCAAGCTGGATGTGCGGGATCTTGAACGGCGTCACGACTCTCTTGCTGTCATGCGACGGGATTCCCGGCCCGCCGCGCGCCGTGGTGGGCACCAGGGTCAGGACTCCCTGGCTCTCCTCGACAGCAACGAGGGTGCTCGACACCGGGATTTCCCGGAAGAGCCCCAGGCTGCCAATCGTCGTCGGGGCATGGGGCATTTTCTGGATCGCGGCCGACAGGTTGTAGGTAGAGAAAGCGTCCGGTCCGAATACGTCGGTCAATGTTTCGGGCATGTTATTGCTCCTATATGGGGGACAATGCCCCCAGTGGTTAGAACGTCTGTGTAGTCCATTCGGCCAGGGCCGACTGCGCGGGCTTGATGTTCAGAGCCAGCAGCGCCGCCAGGGCGCCCGCCTTCTCGTCGGTCATGTCGTTGTCGGCCGTCTTGAGGCCCATCTTGTCGGTGTCGATGATTGCCGGGCCGGCCACAAGCGCCAAGAAGTTTCCCGGCGCGGCGGAAACCAGATCGGCCAGGGACACGGGGGTAATCAGGATCGCGTCGGCCGTGGCGCCCTCGCCGTGGGCAATGCCATGCCCGGACTTCATAACGGTGCCAGAGACCAGCCCGACCGTGGCGTCGGCGTCCTGGTCGATGGAAACCATGTCAAGGCAGTAGTCGGCCTGAAGGAACCACTTGAGCCATTCGCCTGCATAGGCGGCTTCTGTCAATTGTGCCATGTTCATTACTCCTGCGGCAGTGCCGCGGTTTCAGGTCAGTTGTTCGATGGATAGGTCGCGTTGACCCAATCCAGCACGGGGTTTTTGGTGTCACTTCCCGGCCCGCTCCGCGAAAGCGCCACTGCCTGATGCCCGGTCTTGGCGGCCAGGTCCAGCGGGTGATTCTCGGCCAGGATCGCAACGAGCTGGTCGAACAGGTCGGGCTTGCCGGCGCCGGCCGAGAGGCTCAGGGTGATCACCTCGTCGGTAGCGAACAGGCCCAGGAGCTTGTCGCGCACGGCGGGGGTGATAGAGGGCTTGGGCCCCTCGACGAGCTTGTCCAGCCTCGCCTTGCGATTGTCGCGGGCCAGAGACAGGATTGCGGGCGAAAACGTAATGGGATCGGGCATGATGGGTGCTCCTGTGTGTGAGGCTGCCAGTCTTTCAAACTTGCCCAGGCCCGGCAGGACCGGGTCGGGCACAACCGCGACGTGCGTAATCGGGCGCTTGTAGACAACGCCCTTGCCGTCAGTGAACGTCGGCGGAACGTAGATCGAAACGTCGTTGGTTTCCACTGCCCGGAAACCATCCTCCCCGACGATCTCCACAACGGCGTCCAGGGTGCCGTCATCATTTGCGGTCAGGCTCAGGATTTCCCCAAGCTGGTGCTCGGGGTCGGCTGCCCCCGCGTGGGTGCTCGGCACCCGGACGATCGTTCCGTTGGCCTTCATCAGGTCGAACGTCTTGACCCAGTGGTCGCGCGTGCCCCGGTTGATGCTGAACTTCAGATCGCCCTTCTCGTAGTCGCCATCCCGCGCGATCGTCTTGCGATATTTGCGGACGGGCAGGCCGTTGCGGTCGGTCTGTTCGATCATCGTCGCGGGGCTGCTGAGGCTGAGCGTGTAGCCGGGATTAGGCATTTGCGGCGACCTCCTCTTTCTTCTCGCCGGGCTTGCCAGGTCCGGCACTTCCAGTCGGGGCGGGCGGGCGTAGTTCAACAATCGTGGCCAGAGCCTGGGCCTGGGCAACCTCTGACCGCTTGCCCACATCCAGGCGGTCCTTGAGGCCGTCGGTGTCGATGGTGATCTGCTCGGCGGGGGCCTGGGCAAGTTGCAGATATAGCGCTTGCAAAAACACGAGAGCAGCATCGACGACAGGCGCCGCCTTCAGCCGGATCGTGCCGGCCAGGCCCGCGCCGAAGTTTTGCTCCATGAGCAGGTCGATGGTGGGCTGCATCACGCGGGCGATGTAGTCGGCGTAGGACTGCGCGGCCTGCATGAGGATCCCCGCGTGCTCGCCGGCCTCGGCCTTCGTGCCGAACTGCCCCTCGAGCATGGCCCGCTCGGGGACCATCAAACCCCGGACTTTGAGGCTGTCCAGGTATTTGAGCCGCTGGACGAAATCCGCCTGCTGGCCGCCCCGCGCCTCGACGAGCACCACTTCCCAACCCGGATTCAGCGACGTGGGCACGGCGTCGATAAACGAGCTCACGGCGCGGGGGATCGTTACCGTGCCGGAGCTCTGCAGCGCCTTGGCGATGACCGCGGCCACAGCCGCGTTGTCGGTCTCCACGTCGTCAAGCAGCGTGGTGCCCGGCGGGTAGTAGACGAACCAGTGAGAGCCGGCCTGCTTCTGATCGAAGCGGTTGGCTGCGTCATCGCAGTCGATCCACTTGTTCTGAGTCGCCCGCACGTTCTCCAGCAGGGCCACGCCATAGTGATTCGTCCCCTCGACGTTGACCTCGAAGTGCAGGTGGTAGGGCTTGGAGAGCTCGACGGGGATCGCCGTCCAGGTCACGCGCTGGCGGGCGCCCATCAGATCACCGCTCTTCATGTCCACCAGCAGGATCGTGATGTCGTTGAGCAGCGGCTTGACGCGGGCCAGGATCACGCGGCCATCGCCGTCGACGTCAAAGACCTGTTCAAAATCCGCGCACCCGTAGTCGATCATCCCGTAGATTGCCGCCTCAACCAACTCGGGCCGGACGGCGTCCAGGGTGCTCTGAATGAACTCAAGCCGTTCGTCCGGCACATCGTCGTCGGTCTCGTAGGACCATGCCGCTGAGGCCACAGTTGAGCCCAGGGCGTATCGGGCCAGGGCAATCGTAGGATCACGCCTTATTTGCCGATAGCCCGCCAGGGAGGCCCCCAAGGGCATTTGACGCAAGAGCTCGTTGCCGGCTAGGACGATAGCGATGGACTGGATACCGGATTTCTGCCCCTTGGAGATGCGAGATGGCGTGGCTTCCATGCTCACCATGCCTGAATCGTAGCACAAGGATTGTGCAAGTCAAGGGTAAAATTGGGGAAAAGTGGGAAATTTTACGCAGGGGGTAAAATCGCCCTATCGCCAGACCTGCACGGCCACGCTTGCCGGGGCCTGCTGCACGTTCATGGGCAGCACCTGCCAGACCAGGTAGCCCAGGGCGTCGCTGAGGTGGCCTATGGGGCTGTCAGTGGGCGGGGTGAGCTCCGCTTGAAGCCGCAGATCGTCGATGACGTGCGTGCAGCGGGGGTCCACGTGCAACGCCCGCACGCCCGCGGCAGAGCAGAGCATCCGGTTTACGTTTGCCGCCTTGTCGGCACGCGGCGGGTTGGCGGCGGGGAACGTCACGACCCGGCCGGCCTGGACGAACCGGGCATCTTCGAAGATCTGGAGGTAGTCGCTCTTGCTCGCCGAGGTCTTCTTCGCGCGGCTCGTGGCGTCGCCACAAAAACGCCAGCCGCCGCGGTGAGTCGCGTAGCGGCCCCAGAGCACATCGAGCGTCTTTTGCGTGTTGATGTTGTGCAGGTACAGCTCGTCAAAGACCTCCAGGGACACATCTCGGCCAGTCCCGTTGACGTGACCACACACCCACGACATAGGGTCAGTATTGAAGTCACAACCGACGTAGACAGGGCGCGCCGGATCATAGCCGCAAGGGCGAACCGTTTCCGCCAAGCTGAACCCGGTAAACAGAAGTCCACCCGTATCGACCCAGGCCGCTTCGTACTGTTCAAGGTAATCGTCTAGGGACAATCCTGCTTTGGCACTTGCAATCTCCTCTTTGGTCAGAATATCCGCCGACTTCCACCAGAATGCATCACTCTCCCCCGGCGCCGCCTTGGCAAGCTCCCAGTCGCGCCTGTATTGCACGGCCCCGACGCCCATTCGCTTCGGCACGCCGATCCGCCAGCACCAGCCCGAGTAGAAGCTCAGCGTCGGGCGAATGCTCAGCGTCCACGACTCAGGTTTCACGTCGCTGCTTTCGTCGATCACGCCCCCGCAAAACTGACTGCCCTCGATACGGGACGGCTTGTCCAGGCCGACGAGGTGCAGCTCAGAGCCAAAGACAGTTTCGATTGACAGATCACTTTCGGAGATCCCGTTGGGCTTCACCCACGCCGCGGGGACCAGGTCTTTGATGTCCTGCCACCACACCCGCTCCATCTGGCCGTAGGTTGGGCCGGCAGCGAAGTAGAGCCTCCGGGCACAGCCAGGGACAGGCACGGGCAACATCCGCACCAGGTAGCGTTTAGCAAGCTCGGTCTTGCCGCTCGAGCGCCCAGCCACGACGAGCTTGAACCGGGCCGGGGAGGTCCAAAGCCGCTGTTGTTCCACGTGGAACCGCATCGGTGACCAGCGGGGAGTTAGCATAGCTTCTCCTGCGCCTTCATCAGCGGGCCTCCAACTGCGGTGCCGCCGGCGGGGCGCCCGGGGCCGTCACCTGGTCCATCTCGGCAACCATCGCCAGCACGAGGCTCACGCCGCCGCCTGGGGCCTCTATGATCTGCGGGCACTTGCCCTCGATGCGGTCCAGGACCATGCCCATCGCGTTCATGTTGCCGGCCAGGGCCTCGCGCACAAGCACCCTGGCCAGGGCCTTGCCCTTGTTGCCTGCCAACTCGGCCCGCACGAGGTCCGAGATCGCCTTGCCGCTCTTGGGCCTGCCCTTGGGGTTGCCGCTC